GTTTTCCAGAAATAATTCTCTTCTGAACCTAATCCATCACGATCATGACCATTCTCTACCTGATAATACACGGTTGATACCTTAAAATCAGGAATCTTAGGTGTCTCAGGAGTGATACTGTTGTCATAAATCCTCATTCTATTGTTTGGGTAGAGACAAAACTGCCCATTGTCAAGCTCTAAGAGGTTATGAGACTTATGTTCGGCAGGTTGTTCACTTGTTGAGTAGTCAACTGCATCTACATCCTGATGATAGTTGTCTAATGTACAGATATATGTGCCTGTCTGAGTGCCATAGTCCCTTGTATAGACTTCATAGTGCATTGATCCGATAAACTGCTTCTGAACGGCAACCACACCATAGTCCATGCAGTTCCAAAATTGTAGATTATGAAGAGTCATATCAAGATCTGGTATTTCTGGAGACGAGAGAAACGCAGAAATCGGTAACTTATCAAACATGGCGGCATACTCAGGTAGATAAGTCTCAAAATAAAAGGCACGACCAGGTATACTCTTGGCAGATACCCAGACTCCCTTGACAAATTCACCATGACCACTCTTATGATCGGTTAAATATTCTTTTCTGACCCAGACTTCATATGAGGGTAGGTTTGTAATTAGTGTAGACATTATTTGTGATGAAAGACTTCAACGTAAGATTGACATTTTGGACAAGTAAAATTAGAGAAGAAGTCATATTCAGACTCATCTCCATCATTTAATTCGTCCATGGAGTTATCTCCACCCCATATTAGTTCAGTTTTACAGTGCCAACAATTCATTCTTCGTACTCGGTTTGTATTTCAGTTGTTAAATCGAGAGGATTTGGAAATTTACCTTCGTAAAATTCTTGGGCAATATCCTCCATTAGATCACAATAATCCTCGATTGTCAGATTCTTTCCAAGAATCTCTTGCCCTTTTCGAACTTTATATAACTCTTGTTTTTTCATGTCCTACACGAATTCGTGGATCACACCATATTTTAAATCCTGCTGCAATTGCATCGAGACAAAACGAGACATCCTCGCCGCACATGTCCTGTACCTCACCAGACTCAAAGACCTGCATCTTGGGTGCAAACCATGGGTATGGTAATCCTTCGTGTTCGAATACACCCTTTCTTATTAATAACCATCCGAAACCTGTATAGTCTACGGTGAATGGTTTTTTACGTTTTGATATGCTTTCGATTGTCTCGTGATTCATCACACCACCATTGCTTCGAAAATCTTCTTCTTCTAACCAATGTGCCACCGATGTGGTTCTACCATCTTCGGTACAATACCAACCTGCAACAATACTTCTCTCACTCTCTCCTTCTGGATTGGCATCAAGAACTAACTGGAAAAACTTTTCAGAATTAAAAACAATGTCAGAGTCAATCCATAACTGATAATCATACTCTAACTTTCCATCCCACGGAATTTGATTTGGTCCTCGAAGGACGTTTGCACCTAAACACTTGCAACGGGCAAAATTCACCATTGATGAATAATCCTGCGATATCTGTATACTTGCTCCTGATTGTACAAGGTCAAAACATAACTGTACAAAATTCTTTAAGTATATGTATGATACTCCTCGACCTGGTAGACAAAATACTATCTTCTTTCCTTTTATTAATTCTCTTGCTCTCTCATAATCCCATTCTTCGACCTTTTTCTTTGAAGCATTGGTCGGTGTTTTTGCTTTTACTGTAAATCCTTTTGCCATAATAGAAGTAACTCATTTCAATTATATACTATTATATAGTGCTTGTCAATCAGACTCCTCTGTTAGAATCAGATCACCACTACTATCAATATTCCACTTTAATTTTAAATCTTCATACCAATCAAATTCATTGATTATCTCCTCTGGTATTGTAATGTGATATCTGTCTGTAACTGGATCGATCTCTATGGTCGAAAAAATTTGGTCAAAATTTTTTTTCATTAATGTGAACCTTACACTTGATTTTATATATGCGAAAATTTTTTTTGAGTCGTGAAATATATTTGTGCCTTTCGTAACACTTTGTAGACTAGGGGTGTCATGCGATTTTATATAAGGGGGGCATCAACGCCCCCCACTGCTGATACACGAACGAATGACCCTGTTAGAAGTCTAATAGAAAGTCCTGATCAACTGTGAATCCAGAGTGAAAGGACTTGACGTTGCCTAACCTGTCACTCACAAACCAATTCCAATTCTTTTGGAACACACCGAAACCATAAGCAAACTCATGTAATAGTGCATTGAGTCTGGATTTTGTGGTGTTGGATTGCCAACCACCGTCAAACAACTCCAACTCCTTAAGAACATAATTGTAAGTTGCGATGTGGTTGCCGTGTAGGTAAACGAAACACTCTTTTAAATCACTTGAGAAAGTTGTAACTGTATTGTCTTTGCTCCACGCAATTTTGTTTCTAACTGCGTTGTTCATTTGCTGTTCAATAAGTCTCATGTTGAAGGGGGGGGATAAAATGGTTAGGGTCTTACAAGTAGATCCGAGTTGCTGATGGGATCGGCATCCTTTAACTCTGCCCTATGTACTTATTATAACCGAATAAGCAACGGTGTGTAGTCAGTGTGTGCCACTAATCAAAGTGGCATAATACCTTTCACGTCGTTTGATAATATGGTAGATTTACCATTACAGACGTTATCTATGAGATTGTCGAACGTCTGAACGTCCCAATCCTTTTGCTCTGCGACATCGTTTGAGTATGCTTCCATGATTACGTCATATAGGTAATCATACTGCTTTGGGGTGAGTTCGATGTTAATTCCGTTCATTTGATTCCTCCTTTGATTGTTTTGCGGGGAAATGGGCAACGGGGAAAGTTTGCTGTTGCTTTAAGTGGATTGTTTTTAAAACAGATTTCATAGATCTGTTGTTCTGTAAACTTTTGCATAGTGTGGGAACCTTTGCTTATGTACTTATTATAAACACAAATGAGATTAAAATAAACCCTACGTGTGACAGTTTATTCACTGTCATAGTCATCACCTCTGTAAGAATAAAACAACTGATAATAAAGGTCGGACTTTAAGTCGAAGAGGTCAAAGTCCCCTTCATCATAAAGTTTTAAAATTTCTGCATAGGTAGATTCATTCATTATGCTACCTCCCTTACATATCCGTTCTCTGCCTTGATAAACCTATCAAGTGTGGGGATGTCTAACTCTGGATCATCAAAATCAACCTTTGCACATCCATCGACGCCCCATTCTGCTAATTCGATTACAAATTCATCCCAGTTATCACAACAACATGCCATATTTTGGAAGTTGTCAACTTGGACGATTCTATTCATTATTCTTTGAGTTTTGTTCATTTGGAGAGGGATTTAATTGCTTATGTACTTATTATAACCGAATAAGCAACGGTGTGTAGTGAGTGTGTGACAGTTTATAATCTGTCCTTCTTTCTTTCTCTTTCAACTTCCATATAATCCAGCTGAGTTGCGATTGCCATCCCGACAGTGTAAAGAGCATAGCAACCACCAATGAGAATGAATAATTCCATTATTGACACAATGCCTCAAAACGTCTTTGTGCTTCATCTGCGATCTCTGGTAAATAACCTAACTCAGAATCCTGATCGATTGCGTCAAGTTGATCCTGTGTTAGATTGTTTGCGGTTGCATAATCTATCCATGCTTCATCATAGCATGTTTCATATAATGAATCGTGATGTAGTGTTGACATGAGTGGGAAACCTCTTTTGCTTATGTACTAATTATAATACCCCACTCCTAGGAATGGGGTTTATGTGTGACAGTAATTAAACTGTCACAGGTCTGAATCTTTCGGCATAATATCCGATATTAACATAGTCACGTTTGAGAGTGCAGATCTGCATTATCTGTGCAAGCACCTGTAAATGGTCTGTGGTGTATGCATCTGTATTTTGCCACTCTGAAACGGGGATTTCATTTCCAATATCAAATGCAACATCACGTGAATCGGAATCATTCTCAAATGCGGGCATACTCATCAGGGTGCCATCTTCTGAGATGTAGAATCCCATTCCGAAGACGACTGAGTAATGAATTTCTGGTTTAGGCATGGTGGGAAAATGTTTGCTTATGTTCTTATTATAATGGGTAGTCTGTGAGATGACCACCCATGATGTGACAGTTTATCAACTGTCTAAGTCAGCTGACTTATAAGAAAAAAATGATTAGAATGACTACTAGTAATTTTACCATGTATTACAACTCCTCCATCATTTCGTTCATTTCAGTTAAGTCTGCATCTGTCCACTTTACACCATCGGGTGTTTTGTCAGATCCGATCTCATGCATGAAATCCATAAACTGAGTGTAGTCACGACAGTTGCGGGCAAAGTTGTAGAAACCTTCATCACCACCTATCCAGAGTGCCGCGTTCCATGTTTCATAGTCTACCCAACCGTTGTAAGTTTTGTCTGTTTCAGTAGTAAGAGTCATTTGGGAAAGGGATTTAATTGCTTATGTACTTATTATAAACCCTGACTCATGCGAATCAGGGTAGTTGTAACATTAATTTACATTCTTGAAGAATTTCTCAGATAAGGAATCAAAAGCATCTGAATCGATATGATCTGGTAAACCAACATCATCGAAGAATTGTATCATATCTAATAATACCTGATCCTCATCGGTATTAAATTCGTAAACAAATTTACTCATAGTTTTTGGGGGATTTAATTGCTTATGTTCTTATTATAACGCACTGGCAAATTAATGCCAGTACATATGATACACTTATAGGTATCCTGCAAATTGACAACCTGGTTCATCATAGAACCATGAGATGCTCACGTTCGGGAACAGTTCACGTAAACGCATACAAATTCCTTCGGGTGGTGACCATGCAGTATTGAAATTTGCTTGGAAAGATTCTAATTCATCCTCCCATGTTTCCTCTTCAATATCAACATCACCTGCGTCCCATTTAGTGTCCCAATTTTGCAACCTCCAGTCATACCATCTGGTGTCCTGACTGCCGTCAGAAAATTCTGTGACAGTTGTGAAAACCTCACCATTTGGTGCTTTCATTTCTACTTTTTTTGGTAACTCCCCATTGTGTGGGATCTCCATCCAGTTTGGTTCGGGAATAATCTGACCAAATACGGATTCTTTGTTTCTGAAAATGTCTAAGACTTTCTGTAAGTCTGTTTTGTTTTCTGAGTAAACATCAACTCTGTTTCTGCACCAATTTGGCATAAGGGATAGGGAAAATTTCTTATGTATTTAATATAACCGATCTGGGCACGTATGTCAACCACCATGTGCCAGTAAAATAAGTGGCACAAGTTAACTTGATTTCATATGAATTTCAATTATAATAAGAATAGGTCTGGGGTAGGACTGATTTTAAACCTTCGACACTCCTCCCGCGCAATTTTATTACAAGTCAGCTGACGATGTGCCAGTTGACAAAGTGGCACACAAGACGTTGCCAAGGTGCCCCGCATCGTGTAGAGTATAAAATGATACAAAAAAAAACCCTTGGATTTCCCACGTCCAAAGGTTAGCAATTCGCGTCTGTAACTAGTCTCTGGTTCTACCTCCCTCCAAAGCGGAACCTGATGCAGTCTGATTTTTGAGTCTGCAAGTCTCGCACTATAGTGTCATGCATAATGCTGATACGCAAGTTCTTGAAAGTCCTGTGTATCTCGTGCACGATCATCATCCTCGTCGAGATCATCATATGTGTATGATGCATAATCCTCGTCGAGATTGAATGAATGATCGTATGTATAGTCGAGACTCAAATCGTCGTACATGTGATCTAGTCGAGATGTGAATTGTATACTGTTATTATAATGTATTCTCGTCGAGATGTCAAGTATAATGCTTAAAATCTAGTCGAGATTCATATATTGTAACATTGTATTTATAAGATCTCGTCGAGTTTGTTACATTTTGTGAATTTTTTCTCGTCTTGTATCTTGACAGAGTGCGATCCTTATGCTATGCTCGCAAAGGTCACAAGTCTCTGAGACATTAAAATCCACATTGATTGACCATAGAATACATACAGATTCCATACAGATTATCAATCGTTATAAAACACTCTTTTATATTTAAAAATACCTTTTTTAATTAAAATAAAGACATTTCTGTATCATTTTATACAAAAAGCATCCTTAGATATGCTATACTACCTCTATCCTGATTCCATAGTGAATCTATCAAATTAAAGTTATATGACGAGTGAGTCATCCCATCCTCATATACCAATTCATAATATATCATTGACCACGATGTGTATTTTGTTTCTGTGTATTCGCATGTTGAATTAGATCAGGATCACGATCATCATGCTTTGATATTCTTCTTCGTATGTATTCTAATTCACTCCATTGTTCCTCATAACAACATAAACAAACATGTATTCTCTTATGGAAGAATTTACTCAGATCACATTGTGGTCTGGGTTTGGTTGCAATCTCAAGTGATATGTAATTTGACACTGGTATCCATCCTTCTTTGATTCTCTTTTGATTGTCGATTGATTTCCCTTTAAAATATACCCACCCTTCGTGAACTGCACCCAATTCGGTTGTCCATCTTACATAGTCATTCACTTGTGGGTCATACATCAGACAACTCTTTTAATCTTAAGGTCTCTGGGGTTGATTCCGTCACCAACCAATGACTTATATAATTGTTGACAGTCTTCCTTATCCATGTTAGGTGCATTTGGATCATAGTCCACCCATCCGATTGTTGTCTGTTCTAAAATTCTGTACTGTGGTTCCATAGTTAATTAAGTTAATAATGACTTGACTTATTAAGTCACAAATGCTTCGATGATGCCTGACTCATAATCCTCAGATAGAGGTAGTTTCTGTGCCTTGACAATATTTGGCATGATACGATCTATATATGTCTCATTAAAAGATTCTTCTGCCGACAGTAGGTCAAAAACCTCCGAATCCGTCTCGGCAATAACATTGATAATTCCCCCATATTCGGATTGTGGGAACGGAACCCAATAATCAACAATATAAAGATTTTTCATTAATTTGATTGTTTTTCTCCTTGCGTGTATTATAATGGATCTGTGAGCGTTTGTCAAGACTTTTGTTCATCTGACAATAGTGAAAGTGAGATCTCATAGTCCTGATTGTCCATGATAGCACCTGAGTCAATCACTCTCCCTGCGATCTTCCATAATGTGTGGATGTCTTCATCTGTTAGAAATTCATTTAGATTGATTCTCATTTTACCACTCCATTGTTGGTTGTTTTGCCTTTGCCTTCTCAACTTTTCTCTGATAGAGTGATTGTTCATCTTGAATCTTATCAAAGGCACTTTCGATCTCCACTGGTAGATCATCTAACATATCCATGTCTCTCAACAAGTCATACAGTTTGATGAGTTGATATGCTTCGTTGTTTGTAAATTCGATTTTCATTAGTCGTTCACCCAATCGTTAGCGTGTCTCTCATCCATGAACTCCTGATAGATTGTATATGAACCAACTGTATCGGTCACATAGTCCTCCAAGACTTCATAGGCAAAATCATCATATTCATCTATATGTGCCTTGAGTTGATCCTGTTTTAAGAGTGCAACGTCGGCAAGTGCCTTGTGTGTTGCATACTCAAAGAGTTCATCACTTGACATATCTGTGAGCATCAGTTGGACGTACTCTCTCTTAAGATCTGCAAGTTGTTGTGGTGTGAGTGCTGTAGTGTTCATTAGAATACTCCTGATAGTGTAAGTTGCTGTTCTGGGATCTGCTGTTCTTCGATTTCGACAGTCTCATAGTCAAACTCTTCCCAATCCTGTAACTCCATGTCATCCCATTCTTCCACTTTGCCTTTCGCTTCCTCCATACTTTCTGCATTAACAGTATAGTATTTGTATGTGGTGCATTTTTGAGTCACATAGAACTCATGTACTTGTGATGTCATTAGTTTAACCTCCAGTTGATTGCAAGATAGTCAGGGTCAAGATGGAGCCTGTAGAACTCTTCTTCGGATGCAGTCTCAAATACAAACTCTTCTGCAAAGTATTCGGCACTTATACCAAGTTCTTCTGCACCACGTAGAAAGTAACCGATCTGTTCATCGTTCATGTTGCACTTGTCAATGCAGAACTCAATGTCTTTAATGAGTTGGTCTTCTTTTGATCTCATAATGTTGGGGGGATCTTTGTTATGTACTTATTATAATCCATATCCACATCAATGGAAGTGGGCGTGTGCCACTTTGTTAAGTGACCCACCCCTTCTGCATATTAAAATTAAAGTAACTAAAATACCTTCTATCCACCAATTTAAATGAACCATAGTCACTATGGAATACATAACCTTCACCATCGCACTCTTCACCTTCGATCAATGTAAGTGCCACTTCGTTACTCTGACAGGATGCCAACAGTTCTTCCTTGATCTCCATAACCAGATTGTAGAATCCAATCAAAGACAGATTATAGTCTCCGAAGTCATCAGAGTCAATCTTCCTACCTTCTCTGATATAATCATTCAGTTCTCTCTGAAGCATCGTCGCCTCCTTCTGATCAACAAACTGAACCAGTTGTGCCATCTGCAATGCAAAGTCAACTCTGTCCTTCAGATGTTGATTGATACCCATCACTGCTTCGGGTTGATAGAAGAACACCTTATCATTACTCTGTAACTGACGTAGTAATGGTACTGATGTCATGTCACGTAGAGGGTTGTAACTTCTCTCTGTAACCGCATAGTCAATATGATATGAAGTATGTGGTGCAATGATGACAGTCTGAACCACATTCTCAGGGAACACATAGGTTACTGTATTGGGTTGGAATACATTGTCACCACCAAATCCAAGAAAGTCACCCTGATAGATGCGATTAGTCTTCGGTAGATTAGATAGGCAAGCATGTAGTACGATTGCCACATATCCCTTATGGTTCTTATCAATGTCAGTATGAGTATAATTGACCTTGATTAACTTCTTATTGAAGACTGACTTCGTGCCAACAAAGAACCGACCAGTATCGGGATGAGTTCCCCATACGATTGCTGGCGAACCATCAATCTTAACTGATACGTGACCATGTGGTGCGACTGCATAGGACTTGACCGCATTAAGGAAGTCAAGATTGCCTGTCAAAATGGTGTCTTCGGGATGTTCGATATGTGTGTTAAGCATGTGGGTCAAGTGATCTCAAGTATATTATAACAAATAATATGATAAAAACAAACAATAATAACAATTTTAACATTTAAAAATCTCCTTTGAGTTGAATTTCATAATCGATGGATTTGATGCACCATCCAAACATTGCAGTGATTTCCTCTAATAGGTCATCTTCATCAACTGCTTCCCATACACCCAATGCTTCATCACGCAATGCAATGTACTCATCAAATGTCATCTTTTCATCAGTGCTATCATCAACATCAAACTCAACTTCAGTGACCAAGTAATTCATTAGTACTTACCTCCTGTGTTGTTGATGTCAATGAAAATGTTGGATGCTTCGCGGTCTTCAATCGGTTTCTTGAAATCGCAATTCGCATAGTTCTTGATGTCTTCGACCACTTCACCAAATGAATCATTCCAGTAATCCTTTGCTCTATCTAAGAAATCAACTTCTGATAACTTATCGAAATGATCATAATAAGAATCAAAGGCGATCTGAATTAACTGTTTGACATCCATATTCTCAACAATTCTGTCTGCCAAGTGGTACTTAAGTTCCTGTAGTTCGTCGTTTGTAAGATGTGTCATTTGATTCTCCTATGCATTTTCTGCAATAATATCCCAAGTAGAGATAAAGTTCTCTAACCAGTAGGTTTGATT